CTCCGGTGGCGGTCTGTTCGTCGGCCACGGTGTCGGCGGCGGCCTCGGGCAACAAATTCACCGGCACCTTCACCGCGCCGACGGCGGGCGAGTGGATCAAGGTCAGTGGATTCACCAACGCGGCCAACAACGGCTACTTCAAGGTGGTGACGGCCAGCACCTCGGAAATCACCGTCTCCGGCGGCACGCTGGTCGACGAGGCCAGTGCAACCGGGATCAGCATCACCCAGGGCGGCTCCATCGTCAACGGGACCAGCCTGAGCACGTTCAACCTGGAGCGGACCTACGACGATTTGTCGAGCGAGTTGTCGCTGTTCCTGGGCATGGCGATCAATGGCCTGTCGCTCAATGTGCCGGTGGAAGGCGAGATCACGGGGGGCCTGGAGTTCCTGGGGTCCAGCGAAAGCTCCGAGACGGCGTCGGGCGGTACGGGTTACGACCCGGCGACGCAGACGGAGCACATGACGGCCCTGGATGTCCAGAACCTCCTGGAGAACCAGGCGGCCATGAGCATCCGCGCGTTCAGCCTGAGCTTGAACAACAACCTGCGCCAACGGGCGGTCGTGGGCAGCTCAGGCGTGCTGAGCATCGGGACGGGCCGGTGCATCGTCTCGGGGACACTGGAGGCGTACTACGCCAGCAAGACCGTCTACGACAAGTACCTCAACGGCACGGCGACGGCCCTGGCGGTGTCCCTGCAAGACCCGGCGGGCAACGGCTACGTCATCGACCTGCCGGCAGTGAAGTACACGGCGGGGCAGCGCGTCGCCGGTGGACCGGACGACGACGTGATGGTGCCGCTGTCGTGGTCGGCGCACGCACACGCCACAGAGGACGTGACGATTCGTATCGCGCGCTTCCCGGTGGCCTAACCGAAAGGAGCACAAAGCATGAAGTTGAGCGCCATACGCGCTGATTTGGACAAGGAGTTGCAGGGGGCCTGGGTGCCGTATGCGGGCGACATCGTCTTGAAGATCGCCCGCTGGAACAACGAGCGGTGCCAGGAGGTGTACCGCAGGCTGCTGGACGAGCGCAAGGTGCTGCTCGGGGCCAAGGAGTTGACGGACGAGCAGCGTATCGACGTTCAGAAAGAGGTGGCAGCCCAGACGATCCTGGTGGACTGGAAGGGCGTCGAGGACGACGACGGCCAGCCGATCCCGTATTCGAGCGACACGGCCCTGGAGTGGTTCCGGGACAAGGAACTGTGGCGGCTGTGGAACTTCGTCTTCATGCAATCCCTCGAGGAAGAGAACTTCCGCAAGGAGCAGGTCCGGGATGCAGAAAAAAACTCGGCGACGTCCTGAGGTGGCAACTCCAGTGGGGGCCATACATCGGGACGCTGAGGCAACGAGCGGCCAAGGGCCTGCCGACGCCGGCGTGGGACGGCAGGCCGCCACTGCGGCAAGAGTGGGCGTGGGTCTATGATGGATTTCTGGTGCTGTCCAAGCAGAGGCAGGCGGGGTTCGGGGTCAATCCGATCTCGGTGGCCGATGTCCGCGCGTATCTTGATCTCGCGGGGATTCGAGAGGTGTCGCAGCGCGTGGTGTTCCTCGAATTGGTCGTGGCTCTGGATGAGATAGCGAGGCAGTGGCATGTCGAACATTCGGGAAGAGACGCTAAGCCTCAAGATTGATTCGACCGGCGCTGTGAGCGGCGCAGCGGCGTTCACGGGGGCCACCACAGCGGTTCAGGGTGGGGCCACGAAGGCGGCCGTGGCGGTAGCGGGGTTGGCGAAGAATCTCGGCGGGCTGTACGTGGGCCTCAAGGCTTACGGTGTGCTCAAGCAGTCCGTGCGGGAGTTTGCGGCGTTCGAGCGGCAGATGGCCAACGTCTCAACCATGCTGTATCGCGGCGACGCGATGAAGCATCTGCCGGCGTACAAACAGCAGATTCGCGAGTTGGCGTTGGAGTTTGGTGAGGGGACAGAGACCCTGAGCAAGGGTCTGTACGACATCCTGTCGGCGTCGATTGACGCCGGCAAGGCGATGGATGTGTTGACTGTGTCGTCACGTGCGGCCCAGGCGGGATTGACGACGACGGCGGTGGCGGGCGATGCGATTACGACGATCCTCAATTCGTACGGTCTGTCGGCGGAGTACGCGGGGAAGGTGTCCAGCGACCTGTTCGAGACGGTCCAGCGGGGCAAGCTGGTCTTTGGGGATCTGGCGACAGAGATCGGCTTGGTGGCGGCGGATGCGGCGTCGGCGGGGGTGTCCCTGGAGGAACTGCTGGCGGGCGTGGCGACGCTGACCAGGGGCGGGTTGAGAGCGCCGTTGGCGGTGACATCGTTGAGGGCGCTGATTAACGCCTTCCGGAAGCCTTCAGAGGAAGGCAAGAAGGCGGCGGCGGAGCTGGGGTTCGAGATGAATGTCACGACGCTGCGCGCGCAGCAGTTGTCGGGCATGTTGCGGATACTGGCAAAGGCGAGCAACGAGCAACTGGCGGCGATCTTCCCGAACGTGCGCGGGCTGACGGGCCTGGCGGTTGCCCTGGAGCAGGCAGGGGGTGTGGCGGGCGATGTCGGCTACATCATGGAGACCTCCGGGGCGGACCTGGAAGCCTACAGCAAGATGGCGGACACGGCCGCCAAGCAATTCGAGCGGTATCACGAGGCCATGAAAGACGTCCGCGTCACGATCGGCGAGGCATTCGCTCCGGCCCTGGCGGACGGTGCCAAGGCGATGGCCGATTTCGTGAAGGACAATCAGCGGTATCTGGAGAGGTGGGCCAGCGACTTTGAAGAGGGTGCGGAGTTCACGGCCGGGGTGATTTGGGATGCGTTCGAGTTCATGGCGCAAGCGCCGGCGGCGTTCCTCGAGAAGCTGAACCAGATATGGGAGGCGATGCAGAAAATCCGAGCGTCCTGGAGTTGGCTGCCGAGTTCCGCTGGTATGCCCCTTGCCGATCCGTCGGAGCCGTCTGGTACCGTTGGCTATGGGCTCTATGGTCCAGAGGTGGACGAAATGATTCGCGCCGTTGCGGAGGGCCGGGCTGGGCCGATTGGTTCCGGCCCATTGTATAGCATGGCTGTCAAGCCAAGTGAACCCGTCAAGAGCAAGCCGGGCCGAAAAAAGCCAGTCTACACGCCGCCGGCAGAGCCCACGGTGGAAACCGGGATGCCCACCTACGGTCGACGGGTGCGGGAAGAGGGCCTGATCGGCGGCGAGGGGGCAGAGGAACTGTCCGAGTCGACGCTGGATGCCCGCGACAAGGTGGACCGGCTCAATGCCGAACTGGTCAAGGAAATGCAGATCATCGGCCGCCTGGAGGACAGCCATGAGCGGGCGGCGAAAATGGTGGAGTACGAGGCGGCGGTACAAGCGGCGTACGGAGATCAGATGAGTGTGGTCCGAGCGAAGCTGGCGGAATACGAGGAACAACTGGATCGGCTGGAGAAGCAGAAGAAGCTCGTCGAGTTGGGCGAGCAGTTCGGCGACACGTGGGGCAGGGCGTTTGAGGACATGGCGGTCGGCGCTCGGGATGCTCGGCAAGCCCTGGATGCGCTGTGGAAAGACGTTGCCCGGATGCTCCTTCGCCAGCGGATCACTGAGCCAATAAGCAGGAGCATCAGCAATGCCTTTGTGGACTACTTCGGCCGCACGCCAGCGGCGACGGATGTGCCAATGGGGGCGACGGACATCTCTTCGGCCGTGCCGGTGGCGCATGACGGGTGGTTGGTGGGGACAACGCCGCCCAGCGTGAGAAACGTTCCGCTGAGCCTGTTTGCCGGCGCGCCACGGTTGCACAACGGCCTGCGATGGGACGAGTACCCGGCGATTCTAAAACGGAAGGAAACCGTGTTGCCGGAGGGGGTGTCGCCGGTGACGTATGTTCCCCAGCCGGTGTTCAACATCACGAACAACTCGTCGGCCCAGGTGGAGGCGCAGCAGACGGGCGTGCAATTCGACGGCCGGCGGATGATCGTGGGCATGGTGCTCAAGGACAAGCGCAACAACGGCCCGATGGCGCGGGCGAATCGGCGGAGGTAGCGCATGGCACAGCCTGTGTATCCAACGTTGGGCGTCAACCCGGATGAGGACGGCTTTGTCCGCGAGCCGGCCCTTGATCCTTCCAGCCGCACGCAGTTGGAAGACGGGGCCTATCTGGTGGTCAAGACCAAGACCAAAATTCCCCTGCGATGGTCGTTGGTCTACAGCCAGTTGAGCAACGCGAACAAGGAGACACTGGACGCATTTTGGGAAGACGACGCCGGCTGTGGGGCGGTGCCGATCAAGTTCACCGACCCGACGAACAGCACGACCTACTTCGTGCATTTTGCAGGCCCGCCGCGGTGCAGCCTGGAGGCCGATGGCCAGAGCACGTGGCGGGTGGAGATCGACTTGATTGAGGCGATAGGGACGTACACGTAATGCCTGAGATGTCAGCCAATTTGACGGCGTTGAAGAACCAGCTTTCCCAGCCGGGGGCATGGGTGTGGCTGTTGACGGTGACGCTGCCCGGTGGCCCGACGTTGCGGTATGCCGCCAACACCGAAGATGTCAGCTACGGGGGCCAAACATACACGGCGTTCAACTTCTCCATCGGTGGGTTTACCTGCGATTCGGAAGGGGAGATTCCCGAGTTGACCATGACTGTAACCAACGTCGGGTATGCGCTCCAGGAGCACATGCGGACGTACGACGGCATGATCGGAGGGACGATCAGCTTCGTGCAGGTCAACACGGAGTATCTGGCGGAGGACTACAGCGAGGACGTGGTGAGCTTTGCTATCGTGGGCACGGGGAACCGCTGGCCGGATGTGTCGTTCACGCTGGGGGTTCCTTCTGCGGCGCGGTATCGCGTGCCGGAGGATCGGTTCAATCCCCATTCGTGCAGACACAAGTTCAAGTGTACGCGGTGTGGGTACACGGGACCGTTGACCACGTGCAACCGCAACCCCGACGACTGTGCGGCCAGAAGCATGTTTCCTGGCAACTATGGAGGCCCTTTGAGCCTGCGGAGAGAGGCGGTGCGGTACGCATGATCCGATTCACACCCAAAGAGCTGGATGCGATCCTCGCCGACTTCCTGGGTAAGCCCTACAAGCGCATGGCCACAGGACCGGACGCCTACGACTGCTATGGGCTGGTCAAGGCGTTCATGGCCCGGCTGGGCGTGGACATCCCCGAGATCGGCAAGGTGGACCCGGCGGACTCGCGGCCGGTGTACGAGCGGCAGCAGACCGACTACATCCGGCTGGACTGGCCGAGGCCGTGGTCGCTGGTGACCTTCTCGGGCAAAGACCTCAACGCGCACATCGGCGTGGTGCTGCCAAACGATAACCTGTTCCTGCACTGTCCGGGCCGGGCGGCGGGCAAGGTGATTGCCGAGCCGCTCTCCCGCAGGCCGTGGCGGGACACGATTGACGGCTACTGGTGGCCCAGGAACCACCTTGAAACGGTTCTTCTGCTCACGCCGATGACCACGAAACGCGCGTGGCAGTTCGTGCGGTGCGATGGGCGCAGCCTGGGTGAGATCATCGAGCAGGACATCGTTGAGGGTCGCGACGTCCAGGTGCAGGCGTTCATCGACGGACAACTGGTTGAACCGGACGATTGGGCACTGATACCGAGTCCGGTCAATCAGCTTGTGATTCGGCCGGTGGTGGGTGAGGGCGAACAGGCATTGATGATCGGCGGGATGTTGGCTTTGTCCCTGCTTGCGCCGTGGGCGGCCGGGGCGATCAATCAGGGATTGGCCCTGGGCCTTGGCAAGGTCAGCCTTGGGATGCTCCAGGCCGGGGTGATGATGGGCGGGGCGCTGGCGCTCAATGCGCTGGTGGGGCCGGGCGAGGGATCGAAGAACGCCAGCCAGCACTACACGTGGGAGCCCCAGACGACGCAGCGGGTGGGCAGCTTCATCCCTTTGGTGTACGGAACGTATGGGGTGCGGGGCAATGTGATTTGCTCCTACGCCACCAGCGAGATCGTCACGGAAACCAATCCGTTCAACAAAGAGACCCAGGTGGACCATGCCATCGATCTGTACTGGTTGAAGATCGCGTACAGCGACGGCCCGATTGACGGGGTGGTGGCGGGCACCGAGCGGTTGAACGGCAAAGACCCCGAGCAGTACGGCGACTCGGACGATTTCGTGCTGGAGCACTTCACGGGCACGGACGATCAGGCGGCGTCGAGCGTGCCGGATGCGTTCGAGATTCCGGTCAACCAGCTTTGCGACGACCCAACGGGAGGGGACAACGAAGTCACGACTACGTTCACGGCGGTCAAGTGCGACAGGGCGGCGGTGGTGCTGCGGTTCCCGAATGGGTTCACGAACTACAAGTCTGACAGGGATCACAACGCGACGAAGGTGAACATAACGGTGCGCATCCGTGAATCAGGTGGGACATGGCACACACTGGCAGATGGAGAGATTTGGGGCGACACGACCAAGCCGGTGCGTCTCCATCGGTGGTTCGATGAAACCTACGATGGAGGCAGCGCATTTACGCTGGTGGCCGGGACGACCTACGAGGTGGGGGTGACCCGCAACGACAGTCGCCACCACGACCACGGCGACGACTTCTACTTCGACTGCATCCAGTGTGCGTTCAGCACAGCACAGAAGCACCCCGGACTCGCATACACGGCGATCGGTGCGGCGGCGAGCAAGGACATCAGCGGCGCGATTGACTACTACGCGGTTATCAAGGGCAAGCTGGTCCGGGTGTACGACGATGCGACTTCCACCTGGGGCATCGAGTGGTCGGACAATCCGGCGTGGGTGGCGTTTGACGTTCTGACCCGTCCGATCATCAAGGGCAATGGGGATTCGGTGCCGTATGCGGTGGAGTCGTACCGGCGGCTGGACCCGAGCTATCTGGTGCTCGATGACTTTGTGGCCCTGGCGGATTGGTGCGACACGCTGGTTGACAACGAAGCCGGGGGGACGGAGAAGCGGTACGTCTTCAACGGCGTCTTCGATGAAGAAGGATCGACGTGGGAGCAGGCGATTCGCGTACTGAGAAGTGCCTGCGCCATGCCCTACTTCCGGGGCAACAAGATCGGGGTGGTGATCGACAAGCCGGGCACGCCGGTGCAGATGTTCAACGTCTCGAACCTGCGCGAGGGGTTCAGCGAGACGTGGATCGACACGTCGGAGGCGGCAACGGTCTACGATGCGGAGTTCTACGACGAGAAGGCCGACTACGGGGCGGAGTCGTGGCCGGTGCCATTGCAGGGGGCGACGCAGGACATCCCCGCGAGCCTGGACTGTTTCGGGCACACGAAACGTTCGAGGGTCTGGCGGTACGCCAGCCGGCAGCTTCGCGTCAACCAGTACATGAAGCGAACGGTGGAGATCCCTGCGTGCCTCGATGCGATCTACACGAATCTCGGCGACATCGTGTACGTCCAGCATCCGAGCCTGCAACGGGCGACGGGCGGACGGATCGTGGCGGTGTACGAGGACGGCGTCAAGATCGACAAACCGTTGACGATGGGGGCGGGGGACTATGCCCTGCTGATTCGCACGCACGATGGGACGGCGGAACGGCTGACGCTGTACGAGGTGGATGAGGTCACAGGGGCCGAAGAGGGTGACAACGACATCGTCAAGATCGTCGGCGAGTGGGAGTACACGCCCAACGTCAACGACCTTTGGACGTTCGGGGAAGAGGTCAGGGTGATCGACCTTTACCGGGTCAAGGGGTTCGAGCGTTTCGGCAACGGGCAGGTGTTGATTCAGGCGGCGCAGTACACGACGGACTACTACACCGACGACGAGGAAGCGCCGACCATCGAGGCCAAGACCTATAGCGAAACCAAGGGCGGCATCGCTCCGAGTCTTTTGCCTACGACGGCGCAGGCGGTCGCGGCAGATCGGTCCGATGTTGACAATGCGGTCGATACGCTGATATGGGAGGGCCTGGCCTTCACGGGCAACGGTGTGGACAAGGTGACGTGGACGTGCAGTGGGGCGGGGATTAAGTACAAGGGGACGTGGTGTCCGATCTACGCGGACGCTGCGGGGACCACGGACAAGTACATCTACTTCGACCCGGCCATCGGCGACCCGCGCTACCTCCAGCACACGAACAACCTGGCGGACCTGGCGGGCTACGAGCGATACGTCTTCTGCATCAACGACGGCGGCGTGGCGTACTTCCAGCCGGGCAAGTTGATGACATCGGACGATACGAAGCTGTATAGCATCGAGGCCGGAGCCACCGTTGGCGCAACATGGGGCGTCAATATCGCCGACCAGCCCGAGGGCTACCTGATAGAGTGGAAGGGCACGCTGTCGGCGCACCCGGAAGACCCAGAGGAAGGGTGGGCCTACCGAAATTCGACGGATGGCAAGAGCTATATCTATCACGACAGCGCATGGTATCAGATGACCGCGGACGGGCTCGACGGGGCAAATGGCGCGGACGGAGCCGATGGACTCTCGATTGTCTGGTGCGGCGAATCCGCCAGTCCTCCAGCCAGCCCGGAGATCAACTGGGCCTACCGTGATTCCGACGATGGAATTGTCTACATCTACAACGGCTCTGCGTGGGAGCCGATGGTGTATGATGGTTCCGATGGTGCAGCGGGAACGGACGGCGACGATGGCTTGAGCGTATTCATCACGTACCACGATAACGCTTATGACGATCCGCCTTCGACCCCGACAGGCGATGGAACAACGGGCGGGTGGCACACCAACGCAACCTCGGCGGTAGTGTGGTTGTCGCAGAAGATCGCCGCTGACGCCAGCAGTGGCACGTGGGGCACGCCGTTTCGCGTGGCCGGCGTCGACGGCGTCGATGGGGCCAACGGAGCGGATGGTGTTGACGGCTCCGATGGGACTTCCTTAGTCTGGAAAGGAACCTACGCCGGCCACCCGGCCAGTCCCGAAAATGGCTGGGCCTATTACAACTCGACCGACAAGAAGAGCTACGTGTACCAGTCGGGTACGTGGTACCAGATGACCGTTGACGGCGTGGATGGAGCGAACGGGGCCGATGGCGAAGATGGTCTGTCCATCGTCTGGCATGGGGATGCCGCCTCTCCCGATCCCGGCTGGGAAGTGGTCAATCACTGCTACCGGGACACCGACAATGGCTACGCCTACATCTACAACGGGACGGCCTGGGAATTGATGGTCCGTGATGGCTCGGATGGAACCGATGGAGCCGATGGGGACGACGGCCTGAGCCTCTTTGTCACGTACCATGACAATGCCGCCGACAACCCTCCTTCGACGCCTACCGGAGACGGCACGTCCGGTGGGTGGCATACCAATGTCACCTCCAGCGTCGTTTGGATCAGTCAGAAGATCGCTGCGTCGGCAAGTGAGGGGACATGGGGGACGCCGATTCGCATATCCGGTACGGCGATCTGGTCAGAGGTGATAAACGACGGCGGCAAGCCCGAGGATGGGGCAACGGTCGGGGCGACGTGGGGGCAAGACATTGCCGGACAGCCGTTCGACATGCAGAATCTTGTCAAGAAGCCTACCTTTGAAGACGGCAGTGCTGGGACGTGGTTTGGCAGCACCATTACTTTGAGCGATGTGACGGGGCAAGTGTGGACGAAGGCACTGGCGAGTTCGAGTCGTCATGTGATTGAGTACCGCCCCTATACGACAGCCATGCCTACATGCGTCCCAGGCGAGAAGTTCTATCTCGAAGCGGATGTGAACACAGAGGCGTCCCCGCACAAGTTCATTCTCCGCGCGCGTTTCGTGACTGCCGCAATGGACTCGGCAAAATGGGTAACGGCGGACGAGTTGGCAGCCGGGCAAGGCTGGACCCGGTTGAAGGGCGTGGTGACGGCCCCGGCGAATTGTATGTACGTGATGGTGGATTTGTTCACCAATGCGTACTCCGGTTTCGGCACTGTACTGGTCACGAACATCCGTCTATCTCGATACAATCCAGACGCCGATGTGACGGCCGAGCACGCCACGTCGATCCTGTTCCGCCAGGACACCGAGCCTGCCGATCCACAGGAGGGTTGGACCTGGTGGGACACCTCGGGCGATCC